CAGTTGTTGGTCGCAGTACTTGATCAATCCGATGCCCACTCTGCCCTTGCGGTACTCGGGCAGGACGAACAGGATGTCCTGTGTAGCTTGCAAGCTGGTCGAGTAGTGCGGGTTTCGTTTCACGAAAAACACGCAGTAGCCGACCAGCTTCCCTTCAATCCTTGCTGTGAACACCCTCAGCAGTCCCAACTTCGAAACTCCGAAGTACATCTCTTTCTCGGGGGCCAGGGGGATGTCCTTGTAATGTGCAATCTCTTCCCAGTGCTTGGCGACCAGCGGCTGGGCCTCATCCCACACGTCTTCGAGTCTCTCTTGCCGGTAGATGATCATTTGTATGGGTCGTGTTCCCTTCGCCTCGCGTACGGATCATACTCTCTTTTGGAGTTGTCAAGGGGTTGCGCTAACTTATTCAGCTTGACAATCTCCAGCGCAGCGAGTACGTAGGCCGACGCCCAGTCCGGGCTGCGGTGTATCCGCTTGACGATGTCCTCCCTTGATTCGATGTAGATGGCGTTCGACTGGACACGCCAGGTCGGCGCGCACAGGTCGGCCTTGAGCTGTTGATCCGGCGGCAGTGCCACGCCTTTGTTGTTGGATGGGTCCAGTAACTCCCTGAACTGCCACCACAATTGCGATCGCATGTTGCTGAACCGCATACGCCCTGACTGGTCCGTAGCTCCTGACTTCTCGCTGACGTTCACACCCAGGACCTGCACTCTCAGCTCACGAAGGAAGTCGTAAGGGCTTGATCCAACGCCTATAACGTCGATTGCTATGGGGGCTGAGTCTCTCAGCGCTGCCACCACCTTGCCTGCAACGCTAGGCCCGTCCGGTGTCGTTGCTCCCTGGTACACGATGGGCTCATCGAACCACCACCCATGCCTGCGGGCCATGATCGTGTTGTCCTTGCCACCGCGGGCAACGTCCACTCCCATGCAGTCCATCTCAGGTTTGACGTCCTTAGGCTGCCATCGGGCCATCGCTGCCTCAACCCAGGCTGTCGGGACCACCTGCATCGCGTCGTCCTCCATTCCAGCCTGGAAGTCCCCGTAGAGCATCTGCGACCGGAGTGGCTCCGGCAGCGCTTGTAGCTGTGTCATGTAGTTTGTCCCCATCAAGTGTGGGTTGTCCGTCACGCGGGACGGGATGAAGGTTCTCGACTGGGGCGTGATCAGCTCAGCACCATCGATGAAGGGCTCTGGGCTGTCCACCTCAACCTCGACCGGACGTCCACCCTTCACGATCGTGGCGAAGTATCGAAGCTCCCCAGGCTGGGCAGGCTTAGGGTGCTTGGGATCGAGCCAGGGCGCGAAGTAGCGGATCACCCATCGCCCTTCAGCATTGGATGGAGGGTTGAAGCAGAGCAGGCTCTGGCACTTCTGTCCTGGTGTCGTGGTCCGGTTCCAGCCCATCAGGAACCTGACCTGGAACTCAGGGATTTGAGCGCACTCATCGAACACGCACAGATCGTGCGGCCTGCCCCGATACTTAGCCTCATCTCCCATGTTGGGGATGGAGCACAGCTCGAGGTTGACTTTGGCCTTGGTGTGATTGATGCGCCATATGCCCGTCTGACCATTGAAGCCATCGCGGGTCTCGATCAGCTCCTGGATGCGGTCAATGAACGCTGTGTGCTCCGTGCCGTTCTGACGGAACACTGCCACGCGCTCATGCTGCCTCAAGGCCTTACCCATTGCCAGGTCAGTCTTGCCGCCGCCGGCAGCGCCCCCAAAGCCTATAACGTCAGCTGTTGACTCGAAAGCCATCGTCTGAGGCCCCGGCAGAGGGCTCCAGATCGGCGCTGTTGAGTCGTGGGTCAGACTGAGGGCTTGGGCCTGCTCTTCGGGCGTGAATCGATCCCAGAGGGCCTGGAGCCTTTCAGATGAGGTCTTCACTGTCTACGCGGGATTGCACCTTATCCAGCAGGGCCTGCAGCTTCTTGACCTTGTCCTCGTCACTCATCGGCACGGTCTCGTCCACAAGGGTGACCTCTGACTTGTCCTTGTACTTGGGACGGTGGGCTTTGAGGGCCAGGGCAGCCAGGCTGTCACTGTAGACCTTCTCGGTGCCCACCATCACGCCCTGGTGCCACACGCCCTTGTCGTAGCCCTTGAAGGCGCGGCGTAGGGCCTCGGCCTCACATTCGTCCAGGGCCTCCTGCTCGGCATTCAGGACCTCGGCTTTGAAGTCGGGGTCCTGCTCCATGACCTTGTACGTATAGCTTCGGTCGTAGCCTATCCCTCTAGCGGCCGCACTGAAGTTCAGGGTCGCCCGGTACAGCTCAACGAATCGGTTCTTGGTTCGCTTGTCCATGCCCGGCTTGTACCACAAAGCAGCGGCCGGGTGGTCGTGTACGCACAGAACGCTCAACTTGTAAAAGATTGCAGGTACACAGCCACAACCCACAAAACGGTACACACCCACACCCACAAACACGCAGCCTTACTAGGCTGCTGTGTGTTTTGCGGGTTTTGTGGGAGCACACAAAAGTACACAATTGTGGGTTTTGTGTGCCTTTGTGTGTGTAATAAATCACAGACGTGTAATTAATCACAGTCAGGCAATTGCAAGGTAGAGACATTACCGGGCGATTTAGGCATCAAATAGTCTCCGTTGATGCACGTTTTAATTGCCCGAACCGCCTCTTCGCGACGTCGATCCTTGCCATCAAGCGGTGGTGAGAGCTTCAAAATGGTGGTCTGGACCAGCTCCTCGAACCCAACCTCATCGCCCATGATCGATAAATCAGCGAACGCTGCCATCACTTTGCGGCATACAGCCCCCTGCGGCTGCCGGTGTTTCGGTGCCTTGGTCTTGATCTTGGGCGCCTGAACTCCAGTCGATTGGACCACGCAGGACTTGACCGGACGGCCGTCTTCGTCCACCCCTAGATCGACCTCCTTTAGCTGGAAATTGAAAACCTGGCCTGATTCCCCATCCTTCTGCTTGGTGACCGTGACCGTCCTGGTGTGCCCGCCGTCGGGGAAAGCAACCTCTGCCTCCATGTCCATTGCTGCTTTGATACCGGACCAGCCGCGGGCTCCCTTGAGAATGTCCTTGCCGGTGTGGTGTACCAGCAGAACAAAGGAGCCTGTCTCATCCTTGATGCGGCCGCACTGCCCCAGAGCGAACCCGACATCTTCTGCACTGTTCTCGTTGGCGCCTGGTGTGACCTGGGCGAAGGTGTCGATGATGACCAGCCTGACGTCGCCCTTCGACTTGATGGACTTGATCAGCTCTGTGACCTCCTCCGCCTTCATGAGATTGGGGTTCGCTGGGAGGAAGGTGAACCGGTCACGATCGGGAACGTTGTGAGTCTTGCCGTAGGCCTCGGCCCTTTTCTTCATGCCCATTCCGCCCTCTGCCGCGACGTAGAAGACATTCCCAGGCTTGACTGCCAAATCCCAGAACGGCTGGTCGAAGGCAACGCTGCAGGCCAGGTCGAGAACGAAGAAAGATTTCCCAGAGCCAGAGGGGCCGAAGAGCGTCCCCACCCCGTGCTTGGGGAGGAAGTTGTAAACCGTCCACCCAGGCCGCGGCCCTCCGAAGAAGTCCTGAAAATCGATACCCTGGAAGCGCAGTTTGGATGGGTCCGGTGGATCAGAGACAGGGAACCCTTCCTCTATTGAAGGGTCTGCCCATCCTGACGCCCGAGCAAGGCGAGCAATGTGGCCTGGTCCAACTGTTCCACCATCACGTTCACTTCGAAGGTACGGCCAGACTCTTGTGTCAAGAAACTCATCAACGTGTTTGTTTGACTGTCGGGACCAGGTTCGAAACAACTCAAGCCCTTCAGGGCTGCCATCAGTTGTTGCATGAACTGCTGCTGCGAGGCGGAACCATTCGTCATAGCTGGCGTCCTTGTTCGGGATGTGGGAGAGCTGGGCTTCGAGGGCAGTTAATGCTGGGTTAATCTCGCGTGAGTCTCGCGTGAATGACTCACTTTTTGTGGTAGTGGGGCGGGCGAAGGTCTTGACATTTAGAGACGGAACCCAACTTTCTGCGCCGGCGAACTGGGGAATGATTTCAGAGGCGCCGGCGAAGGGCAGCACAAACATACTTCCCCAGTCGGACTCTCCGACCTCATTCTGCTTCGGGAATATCTCCACCTGTCGATTGCTGACGCCGGCCGTGCCGCTGGTGTACTCACACGCGCTCAGCGCTTGTGATATCGTCTTCCTGGCG